ACCAAACGCCGAAAACGCGCGGGAATCGGACTGCCACGTCGGCAGTTTTCCCGCACCCGGGATTCAACCCACCACCCGGAGGTGAGACGACGAGTGTCGCCAAGAAACAAAGCGTGAGGGTGCTCAAGATTCTCAATGAGCACTGCCGCTTTCTCGGCTCTCGTCATGTTCCGTTGCGGAACCCGGATAACATCCGGCTCACTCTCCCATCGGTGGGAAGAGTCCCTAGGGGGAGGGGGGAGGTCTGTGGGACGGTGGTGTCGTCGCGCATGATAAAGCGCGGCTCCTACGACACGATCGGGCAAGAGCCCGAGGTCACCGACCCTAAACCCCATCTGTCCGAGTGAGACGCCCCGGCTGATGTAGCCGTGGAGCAGGCGTCCATGGTTCGTCAACCATGCTCGCGCACTCGGGACTGGGCGTGGACCCTGGCTAACGAAAGACCTAAATCTTTCGCCCAGGCCTGCTGCGTCCACGTCCGATGGGGGAACCAGAGCGCGCATGCGGAGCGTCTTCGCAATGACAGCTCGCCTTCGTTGAACAACGATGGCTGTGCTGTTAATATTGCACGCTCGCGACGCATACGTCGTTTTCCTGGACTCTGGTTCCAGACCTAGGGAGGGCAGGAGTTCATGCCATGGAGATGGATCCGATGTTTCGGCGACGAGATCGTCGCCGTTTACCAACATCGGGACCGGGCCCAGGGCATAGAGAGTTGCAAGTCTATTGTAAACGCACAGTAGTGGAAATGATAGGTAGGAACCCATCATCTGACCACGGCGAACAATAAACTGTTCCCTCTCAAACTGAACAACCGGACTGAGACTTGCAAGTGCAAGAGACCGGACATGTTCAGGAACTCCTGACGCGTTGCCGAGGACAACGCTGAGGATGGCGTGGGACACCTCGAGTGAAAGTCGGTTTGTAGCCGACTTGTAATCGCCGCTAAGGAGGCCTTCTCTAAAGGAGAAGCCTGCCCGCGCGAATGCACTCGAGGTGGGTGGCCCTTTCAGAAGCCAATTGCACTTCGCGATGTTGTCGAACATCGCATCGTGCAACGGCCGAAGAAGGGCCATAGCCGGTGACTGGAGGGTGACACCGCGTTGTTTCCCCGCGGAAACAACGTCGGCGTATTTAAACGGTTCAAGGATGGGTCTTTCGGGACCCTCCAAGAATGTTAAATACTCGTCTCGAGTTAAATCGAGACGCATACCACCCTTCGACCTCGGCGTCCTCGCGGACGCTGAGGTCGACACCTGGGAACGAACGACGTGAGAATCCCATCGTCGTTCCCGGAGCCAACCCCGTGGAAACAACTC